GGTGTCTTCGGTGGCTATGCCGTTGACTTCGATACCTACTCCGCCTACACCAACGAAATCGACCTCATCAACCAATACCGCGATTTGTCGCTCCAGCCCGAAGTGGATGAAGCGATTAGCGATATTGTCAATGAGATGATTATTCGCGATGACGGCGACAGCCCCGTCTCGATGAATGTGGATGAACTGCCCACCGTGTATGATGACGCATTCCGTCAGCAGCTTCAGCAAGAGTTCAACTTTGTGCTGGACATGCTACACTTCAAGGAACGCTGCCATAATATTGCGCGTCAGTTCTACGTCGATGGTCGTCTCTACTATGACCTCGTGATCGACGAAAAGAAACCCGAGAACGGCATCATTGAAGTTCGCAACATCGACCCTCGCACCATTCGAGCGGTGCGTGAGATGCGCGATATGATGCATCTGGAAACCGGCGCCCGACTACAAGAAGTCGTGGACGAGTACTTCATGTATAACCCCTCGGGGTTTCGCAGTTTAGCCAACGTCGCCACCGGCCCCGGCGTGCGTGTGACGAAAGACCGCATCGCCTATATCAACTCCGGCATCTACACCCCCGGCAACGTGGTCGTGTTGTCCTATCTGCACAAAGCCATCAAGCCGTATAACCAACTTCGCATGGTCGAAGATGCGACGGTCATTTATCGCATCACTCGGGCCCCCGAACGCCGCGTCTTCTACATCGATGTGGCCGACCTTCCGACGGCTCGCGCCGAGCAGTATGTGAATGCCGTCGCGACCCGCTATCGTAACCGTGTGGTGTATGATAGTCACACCGGCGAAGTCCGCGACGACCGTAAGATTCAGTCGATGTTGGAAGACTTCTTCCTTCCGCGCCGCAGCAATGGTCGCGGCACCGAAGTGCAGCAGCTACAGGGTGGTCAGAACCTCGGAGAGATGGCGGACGTAGACTACTTCCGCAAGAAGCTCTACAAGTCGCTGGGCATTCCCGCGTCACGGTTGGAGTCCAGTGGATCGCAGTTTCAGTTGGGCCGCACCACCGAAATCACCCGTGACGAAATTCGCTTCTCGCGATTTTTACAGCGTCAGCGGGATCGTCTGGCGGGGCTGTTTGACCGCATTCTCGAACGACATCTCACGCTCAAGGGCATCATTCGGTCACAAGAACAATGGCGTCAATTGCGGCATTATGTGCGCTATGAGTTCAATACGGACTCGTATTTTACCGAACTCAAGAAAATGGAAGTGCTGAAGGAACGGTTGAACGTCGTGCAGCAACTCGAACCCTATGTCGGCAAGTATTTCTCCGAACAATATGTCCGCGACCATGTGTTGCGGCTGACGGGTGAAGAGCAAGACCGCATCGAGGAAGAGAACAAGCAGAATCCTCCTACCCCACCACCCGGCGCGTTCGGCGCGCCCGGCGCAGAGCTGGGGCCGGAAGAACCGACCACGGATTCGACCACAACGGCATCTGAACCCCTCGGAAAAGAATCCGAGCCCGATGCGGAGGAGTTCTTTTTTGGGGACACGCTGGACGCAGAGTCGTAGTATAAAGTTTTCTAAATAAGAGAAAGAGGCACACAAATGGCATCAACATTGAATTTACTACGAGCGGTTCGTGCAAAGGATTTCGTCGAAGCGAAAGCACAATTTTCGGCATTAATTCAAGATAAGATGCGTCTGGTGCTGGCGCGTGAATATCAGGAAACCGCGAAGTCTATCGCACAGAGCGAGAAGTAGGATATATGGCGTATACACAAGTTCAAGTTATTGCGGATACCGATCGTCGCCATGTGGTGAAGCGCGTCAACTTCGCGAACACCGAAACGAACGCCTTGGTGGTCAACGCCGCCGCACTTTCCTATGCGGTGGTTGCGGTGACGACCGATGCGTCGGCCAATAACTTCAAAGTGGGCGAGACCGTCAACTCCAGTAGCGGAGGCACCGCCACGGTGCAGGATGTGCTGAGTCCGACCAGAATCAATTTGATTAATGTATCGGGAACGTTTGCGAACGACGATACAATCACCGGAACGGAAACCTTGCGCACCCGCACACAGAACGGGGCCGTGGCACCCGAGACGTACTCGTTGCAGGTATCTCGTATCATTTACAATGTCAGTCAAAACGGAAAAGAAAAAGTTGAGTTGATGTGGGAAGGGACTGACGGCGGAGCCAACAACCGCACCATTGCCGTATTGGCGGGGACGGGTGTATGGGAACTGGATTCGCACGGGTCGCGCGTCCCGAATAATGCCAACACGCCCACGGGAAATATTACCCTGTCCACGCTGGATCTTGACTCACACTCATCATATACCATTATTCTTGACGTATCAAAGGTGGGTGGGTATGCCCATCCGTATCTGCAACGTAACGTGTTAGGACGGTACTAATATGGCCCTCAAACTTATTACCGAAACAGTAAACAACGTTCGTGCCTTGGTTGAAGAGGCCGAGGGTGCAACGAAGCCTTCTTATTTCATCGAAGGCATCTTCATGCAGGGAAACAAAAAGAATCAAAACGGTCGCGTCTATCCCACCGATACGTTGGTGCGAGAGATGCAACGCTATCAGAAAGAATATATCGATCGAAAGCGGGCATTTGGAGAGCTGGGTCATCCCGATAGCCCGACCGTGAATCTCGATCGGGTGTCGCATATGATTACGGAATTGCAGCAATCTGGTGATGACTTTGTGGGCAAAGCGAAAGTCATGGTACATACGCCGATGGGCAATATCGTGAAGGCCCTTATTGATGAGGGCGCCGAGTTAGGCGTATCTTCCCGTGGATTGGGGTCGTTGCGTGATGCCGATGGTATCATGGAAGTCCAAGACGATTTCTACTTTTCAACGGTGGATATTGTGGCCGATCCCTCCGCGCCCGACGCGTTCGTGCGCGGAATTATGGAAGGCAAAGCTTGGGTCTGGGAAAGTGGCGCGCTGAAGGAATGCGCACTGGAACAGATGGCTCAAAAGATTGAGCAGGTCCACATTCCGACCGTCTCTGTGGAGGAGCGGTCGGCAGCGTTGAAAGAGTCGTTCCAACAGTTCCTTACGGCCATGCGTCGTGGGGTCAAGTCAAACATACGGTAAAGCTAAATATCCATTAGCGTTATTTACCTTTTTAGCGAGGATTATATGGCAACATCAGAAAAGCTGTTATCGGTAGCGGGTGGCGAGAAGCCGAGCAAGATTGAAGCGAACAAGGAAGATAGCTCTGTGCAGGAAGTCGGTGGTCCGGAAACCACATGGTCCACAGCACAGTATGCGAATTACAAGTTCGATGCGGCCGTCGGCGTGTCTCCCGATTCTTCTATTCCAACCGAAGTGGATGCTGAAAAGGCAGACAAGCTCGAAGAAGCTGAAATGTGCCCCATGTGCGGAAACGAACACTGCGAGTGCGCCTCACTCAAGGAAGTCGAGGACACCGAGAAGAAAGCCGACGAGTCGGGTGAACTGCCGGCGGTAACCGAAACCGACGACGAAGAGGCTCCTATTGCTCCGATGGCCGAGACGGATGTCGAAATCACTGACACGGCGGCTGCGGACGAATCCGAGGACGATACGATGGAACTCGATTTGGCCGACCTGATTGACGACGAACAGGATGTCGTGGAACTCCCCTCGATGGATGATGCCGAAATGTCCGAAACGGACATGGTGCCGTCTGAAGAGGGTGACGACGACGAAGAAGAAGAGATGTTCACTCCCGCTGAAGAAGGAAAAGTTTGGGAAGAGGATGATGTCGAGCCGGTGAAGGTAGACATGGAAGAAGAAGGCGAAGAAGGCGAAGAAGGCGAAGAAGAGAAGAAGGACGAACTCGCCGAAGAAGAGGGTGAGGAAGAGAAGAAGGACGAACTCGCCGAAGAAGAGGGTGAGGAAGAGAAGAAGGACGACCTCACTGAAGAAGACGGCGAAGAAGAGAAGAAGGACGAACTCGACGAAGAAGAGGGCGAAGACAGCGAAGAAGAAAAGAAAGACGAGAAGCCGATGGTCGAAGGCAAGCTCCGTCTCTCATTCAAGACGGCTGAAGTCGCCAAGCTCTTTGAGAACAACAGCGTGTTGACGGAAGACGACAAGCGTCAGTCGCGTGTGCTGTTCGAGAGTGCCATCAAGTCGGTCGCCAAGCAACTCGGTCAGCAACTGCAAGAAGCGTATCAAGCACGGTTTGACGCCGCGAAGAAGCAGCACGAAGAGAAGGTCGCTGCACAGCTTGATTCGTATCTGTCGTATGTGGTCGAGCAGTGGGCGAAGGACAACAAGGTGGGCCTCCAGAACCAGTTACGTAATCGCCTCACCGAGAGCTTCCTCGCGGGCTTCAAGAAGCTGTGTGTGGAACACTACGTGGAAGTGCCGGAGTCAAAGGTGAACGTGGTGGAAGCACTGGCGAAGAATGTCAAGACCTTGAAGACGAAGTTGAAGAATGCCGAAGCACAAAACGTGAAGCTGCATGAAGAGTCAAAGAATGCAGTGACGCGCGAGCGCCTCGCATTGAAGAAGGAACACAAGGCGCGATTGATTGCAGAAGCCGCAGCCGCGGTGACCGCATCAGATCGTGGCGAATTCGTTCAGCGTGCGCAGACCGTCAAGTTTGCGACGACGAAGGAATTCAAGAAGGACTTGATTGCTTTGAGGGAGCAGTACTTTGGGGCCAAGAAGTCGGTTGAGCGATCGACGACCGAGCCCGTTGCTGCCCCGATCTTTGAGTCAAAGCAAGTGCAGTCGAGTGTAGATGTCTACACGAAGGTTGCAGATCGACTCACACGGCAGTCATAAACGCTCATAACCATTAACCATTCACTTACTAAGGAGAAATAGAAATGTCAATTCTGAAGGCTAATCTCGAAAAGAAGTGGGCACCCCTGCTCGACCATAAGGGTATGCCTGCGATCAAGGACCAGTACCGTCGTGCAGTGACGGCCGTGGTGCTTGAGAACCAAGAGCGCGAAGCTCGCAAGGCCGCGGGTATCACGGGCGACCTCCTCACGGAGTCGGTTCCCACGATGTCCGCCGGCACGGGCGGTTTCGGCGCCGGTGCAACGGCAACGGGTCCGGTGGCGGGTTTCGATCCGATTCTCATCGCGCTCGTGCGTCGTTCGATGCCGAACCTGATTGCGTATGATATCTGCGGTGTCCAGCCGATGTCTGGTCCCACGGGTCTCATCTTCGCAATGCGTTCACGTTACGGCACACAGTCCGGTGACGAGGCGTTCTACGGTGAATCGAACACCGCGTGGTCCGCAGCGGGTCAGGGTGGTACGCACAGTGCCAACGCGAACCCGTTTGGTTCACTCACCACGTCCACGGGCGCGAACACCGCGTTCGGTGAGTCGCTTGGTGTGGCGAACAGCACGGGTGGTCTCCAGGCAACCAACGCAATTCCGCAGATGGCATTCAGCATTGAGAAGGTCACCGCAACCGCAGTGACACGCGCCCTCAAGGCTGAGTACTCAGTGGAAATCGCGCAAGACCTGAAGGCGATCCACAACCTCGACGCAGAGACCGAACTCGCGAACATTCTCTCGGCTGAAATCCTCGCGGAAATCAACCGTGAAGTGGTCCGCAGCATCGGTATCTCGGCAGCGAACGGTGCGTCACAGACGGCGACACCGGGCACCTTCGACCTCGACGTGGACAGCAACGGTCGTTGGTCGGTCGAGAAGTTCAAGGGTCTGTTCTTCCAGATCGAGCGTGAAGCGAACGCCATTGCCAAGACAACCCGTCGCGGCCGTGGTAACATCATCATCACCTCGTCGGATGTCGCGTCGGCTCTCGTGGCTGCGGGCGTGCTGGACTACACTCCGGCAATGCAGGCAGACCTCGCGGTGGACGACACCAGCAACACGTTCGCTGGTACCCTGATGGGTCGCTACAAGGTGTATGTGGATCCGTATGCTCCGACTGGTGCAACGTCCGAATACTTCGTGGTCGGCTACAAGGGCACCTCGCCCTACGATGCGGGTCTGTTCTACTGCCCGTACGTGCCGCTTCAGATGTATCGTGCGGTTGACCCCAATAGTTTTGTCCCGAAAATCGGATTTAAGACCCGCTACGCGCTGGTTGCGAACCCGTTCTCAGGTGGCGCGGCGCAGTCGGATGGTACCATCACGGCTGACTCGAACGTTTACTACCGGAAGGTGAAGGTCAACAACTTGTTTTAGTTGACCTGTTCTAACAACACGAAGATGGGGGCAGGAGCAATCCTGCCCCTTTCTTTTTTGCTAAATACAAATAGAAACGGGCAAGCATGAGTGCGACCTCATACCTGCCCTAAACGCTAACAACCTTCTAAGGAGGCCGTTATGTCTGCTATTATTTATCTCCTCACCAATACCATCAATGGGAAGACCTACGTCGGTCTTACTACACAACCCCTACCAGAACGATGGAAGCAACACTGTCGGTTTAGCCGTAAAGGCTCTATGACCCATCTTCATTGTGCTATTCGGAAGCACGGTGAGAACGCTTTTACATATCAAGTGTTGGAACATACCACAACCGAGCGTATGAACGACCGAGAACGTCATTACATTGCCGAACTACAATCTCAATATAATATGACTATTGGTGGTGAGGGATGCGTGGGTATTACTCGTAGTGAAGAGACCCGTAAGAAAATGAGTGCATCGCAAAAAGGTAAACCAAAATCTGAGCAGCATCGTGCTCGATTGAGTGCTGCTGTTGCCGGTGAAAATCATCCTCGTTATGGTAAAACAGGAGAACAACATCCATTTTACGGTAAGCACCATACCGATGAAACCCGTCGTAAGATGCAGAGTGCTCATTCTCGTTACACATGGGATGTAGTGACCCCAACGGGCGAACATTTGGTAGTTACTAACCTCAAGCAATATTGCCGAGAGCATAACATTAGCCAACCCCATCTCATCACCCACGGACACACCAAAGGCTACCGTGCGACCAAACGCCCTACCTAAATATACCTATGAGCAATCTCTCACTTCCCGCCGACACATTCAATATTTTTC